TCTGCAACCGAAGCTCTACGGAAGAACTTAAGAACTTTTTGGCTAAAAATTTCGGGTGCGAAGTTACCTGACGGTAAATTTCCATACCCTGAACTTGTAGTAAAAGCCATTGTATTATCCTTCCTCTATTTGAGGTTAGTTTATTGAGTTATTCGCCCCTCTGCTCGTGCTTGATCGATTTCTTTTTCAAGTTTTTCAAACTCCCACGATTTCAGTTTGGCGATGTCGGACATCTTCCAAATCTTTTTGTCTCCACCTTTTTCACCAATTACATCCCTCGCTTGAGGAGATTTAACTGCTGTCGCTGCAGAAACATCTGGTTTCTTAGATGCTTTTTTCGTAGTGATTCCCATATCTGCTTTGTACAAATCAATCACACGAGAAGCTAAACGAGCATTAGTGTTGTTTTTTAAAATACCATCACTAATTGATTCGGGTTGTTCATCTAGCCAATTTAAGAATTTTTCATCTCCTTTGATGTCGTCAAAGTCAGGATGTAAACTCTTTAGCTCACGGTAAGCTACCTTAACCAAACTTTCTTTTTCACGAGCCTTAATTGTTTCAAGCTCACCTTTAAGTTCTTGGGATTGTTCATTTGCTTTCATAGATGCAATAGTTTGAACAACATCATAAACATCGGGGTATTCTTGTTGAAACTTTTCTAGCTCTTCTGGAGTTTTAGGTAGAGTAACATTGTTTTGAGTAGCTACCTCTTGCATTTGTTGCTCTTTGCTTTTAAACTCCTGTATCTTTTGATCGTAGTGACGCTTGAGATCATCATAACGTTTTTTATAGTCATGTTGTTCTTTAGGTGTCTCTTCTTTTTCGCTAGATACAAAACTTGTACTTTCCTCTTGAGTAGCTACTTCTTCTTGAGTAGGGTCTTGAGCTAGTACTTCGTCATCTTCATCTTCTTTGTCCACCTCTTCACGGTAACTATTTTTGTAAAGGTTTGGATTGTTAATTACTCCAAAGGAGTCGTTTGGTTTATTGGCTCTTGAGCCACGAACTTGTTTTGCCATTGTTATTACCTCATATATTGCAGTGCCACATGGCTGCGGGTAGCTGCTTCGGATGTCAGGGCCAGTGATATTACTGGGTAGCTGACTAATTTTATTTAGATATTACTCGAGTAGGAGGTTCTGCTCCTTGCATAATATCTAATAAATCATTTAAAACTTTTTGTGAGTAGTTTGCACCTTCTCCATATGATGCTAATGCTGCTTCTATTGTTTTGTGGTCGCCTAATTTGTGCATAAGCACTCTGTCGGCAATTTTATCATAATATTTTTTATGTAACTCAGAATCAATAACGCCTTTTCCGTAAGGTTTTAATCCTTTTTCTTTTTTGCCATATATCTTTCTTGCATCTATTTTTTTTCTTAATTTTTCAGAGCCACGAAAAACAGTTCCATATAACTCTTTATTTATTTTATCTTCGCCCTGTGCTAGTAAAGCTTCTATGTACTTTTTTTCATTTTTATCTAGCGAGCCATACTCAGAGCTTCTGTTCTTAAAATCTTGTAAAGTCTTGGCTGTTATTTGCATAGGACCAAATGCTGAACTAGATTCTCCCTTTTTAGCTTTTACCCCTGTAAAGATGTAGGGATACTTTTCAAAACCTTGTATCTCTGTTCTTTTAATTGCCTTTTTTATATCCCCAAATTCATAGTCACCAAAATATCTTTGCTGATCTAGGTTCATTGCAACAGGCTCATCAGATACTCCCGGAACAAACGAATCCTCGTATTTATTTATACTAGGTCCTGCAGTATTAAGATTTGGTCTACGAAATAAAAATCCTTGCTGTGGATTTGGTATTCTCATACCTTCGTTTGCTTGATACTTGCCTTGATCTGTTGGCTCATCTATTTGTGACTTAAGACGAGTTACTTCAGGTTTACCTACATTGTTCATTGCTTCTAATATTTTGTATCCCTCTTCAGGGTTACTTGGATTAAAGGCTTCAATGTATTCTTTTGGAATGTAAGTTTCGGAAGATGCTACCAATAATGGTACTTGCTTACTTACTGGTATTGTAGGTTTTCCTACGCTTATGTCAACCCCTTTGTTTTTTAAATTAGTTTCGGCTTGATTAATAAATGCAAGTATAGGTTTTCTAAATTGTTCGCTAGTAGGTCCGTTTATTATAAAATCATTTTCTCTTGCTTCAAGATCATACCTATCTCTAACTGTATCTGTTTTTAAAAATGTCTCTTCAGGCTTGATTAAACCTACCCCTTGAATAGTTATTTTTTTTGGTGTCTTTGAGGTAAACCCTTTGTTCTCCCCCCCACCGTAAGCTTTTTTTATACGACCACCGTATGCAGTAGAAAATCCCATATCACTTGAGCTAGGACTACTTGGATCAGAACCTCCCCCATCATTTCCCCCACTGTCATTGTCTACGTAACTTGGAACATTTACTCCCGTTGGAACTCCTGTTATGTTGTCCATGTTAATGCCAACGTTAATACCCATCGGGTTAATTTGATTAGTTTGTTCAACTAAGTCTGTTTCTAGTCCAAAATTAAAACTAGGGGTAGTGTCCATGTCATCTCTAAACTTTTCAGTGCTTGTTATATCTTCAATGTATTGTTTACCAGTTACAGATTGTTTATAATTTGTTGGAATAGTTTGTTCGTAAGAAAATCTACCACCTCTAAAGCTAGGATTAAAACCTAACATTTGAGATTTCATGTCGGTGCTTAACGTTGAGTTCATAATAGAACTTTCATACGCTTTTGTCTCAGGAGTTGGCGTAAAGTTATCAGAAAAAGATTGTTGCATAGCTGCTACGCCTGCTGCTGCTGTTCCTGATTTTCCTGTAAATTTGTCTGTTATTTGATTTCTTTGTGCTTGTGTTAATCTAGTTGGCAATGTTCCAATTATGTGATTAGGAGTTACTCCTACAACTTGACCGTTTACTAGACCTACACCATAGCCTTCTTTTCCTAAAGCAGCCATAGCAGTTGTGTACTCTAGTTGTTTTAAATTTTGTTGACCAAAAGTTCCTGCCATTGCACCTAGAGGACCTGCTAAACTTGCAACTTCACCTAAAGCTTTTCCCGGACTAGTAGCAAAATTAACTCCGAATATACCTTTTGTAACTTGGGGACCTAATTGCACAATATTTCCAAATATGTCAACTTTACCTGTAGGAGTATTTGTTAAGTACGCACTCAAGTCTACAGGTAAATCCTCTAGCTCTATACTTTCGGGTTCGCTATCTCCACCTTGATCTTCATAATCGCCAACTATACCTCTTTGATCTTGAGGTACACTTCTTTTGTATGATTTAAAATCAGACGGCATAGGAAACCCAGACTGTTTTCTCCTTCTCATAAATGGAGAAGCAATAGGTGCAATTGCTAACGGAGCAATTGATCCCAAAGAAGGACCGTCTTCTAAATACGTAGGGGTGTCTTTTGTTAGACTAGACAGTACATCTGTACCTAGTACTTGTGCCGCATAGTTTTTTAAAAGTTCGTCAAACGCCATTCTTTAGTTTTCCTGCTGCTTCATAGTCAAGCCTAAGACCCTTGATCTGTTCCAGTGAAGTTATCTTCCCCTGCAGACGGAACACTTCCAGTTCCGATCTGGCCGCCACCAACCCCTGAAGGGTCATTTGGATTTGCTCCTGCAGGTACTCCTCCAGACTGTTCCACGCTTCCTTGTTCCCCAGCAGCGGACTGAGCTTGCTGGCTTGCTGCTTGTTGAGCATCTTGTTGTAACCCTTTCAGTATTTCTGCAAAGACCTGTGCTTCGTTAACATCATTAACTAAACTGTCTGGGTCAATGTCTTGTGATATTGCAAGTTCTCTCATTAAGTTTGGTATTTTAACAAAAGGTGCAAGTGTAGGATTAATTGCTGTTTGTAGTAAAGTAGTAAGTCTTTGTGTACGTACTTCTTTTTGCATCACAGCCGATGTGCCACGAGGTTTAATTTCAAGATCACCTTCTATGTCTGGAGCATCTTCATTAAATTGCATGTTCCATTGAAAGTAAGCTTCTCCAAGTGGTTTAAGTAAATAATCATCTATGTTTTTTATAACAGTTTTAAGTGATAAGCTTGCACTACCTAATAGCATAGATAATCCTGAAGCAGTACGACCTGTGCCTGTTACTCCAGTTTGTCCGTGCATAATAGATGGTATGCCCGTTTCTTCGTCAGCTAACTGTCTAGATATTTGATACATCTGTATGTTTTCGTTTGCTGTACTTGGAAACTTAAGACCGTTGATTGCAGTTCCTGTTACGCCAGACTGTCTTCGGAATATCTTACCGGGAAATATATCCATGTTCTGTCCGGGAACTAAGCTTGCTTCGTCTACATCAAACACTAAATTACCTGCAAGTGCTAAGTTATCAATAGCCATTCTTACGTGACCATTCATAAGCATTTGTGCATCTTCCATGTTTTCTGCTACACCTACTCCCCATACTTGATATGGATGTACTTCGTAAGGTATAACTTGATAAGGTATTCTAGCAGGAGTAAACGGATTAAGAACACATCTAAGTACGTTGTTACCACATACCCATGCGTTAATCTGTACTTGGTCTAACTCAGATAGATCATTGGGTATATCCATACCAATTTCTCTAGCAAACTTTGCATCAAGAACTCCCCAGTATTCTAATACTTCATATCGGTTGTCTATATAAGCTGGTTCGGTATCTTCATCCCTTATTGTGTTTTCGTAGTACTTTTCTTCGTAGTTTGAACCTTTAGCAAGACATTCTTCTATTGCTTCTTTATAGAAGAAAGGAAGACTTATAAGACTACGAAGTTGTTGTCTGTTCATACGATGTCTTTGTATTACATACTCAGCATCTTCAATACTTGTTGCAGATGGATCAGGATGAAAATCCCACACAGATACAGATTCTATACGAGGTACTAACTTCTCATATGGAACATATTGTCTGCCTTCTTGTCCTTTCTCCCACTTATGAACTCTTTTGTTAAAGTTTAAAGGTCCTTTAACAACACCAGTACCTAACAAACAAGATTCAAATATAGCATTACGAAGTACATTAACAGCACTCGTATCTAACAATTGATCATGTATATGTTTCTCTAGATTGAGTGCAGCCTTTTGGGCAGGACTAATTTGAGGTTCACCTGCAAGAGATGGGCCTTCTTTTAGAGGTGCGTTTTGATACCTACCTTTTAAACCTCCTAAAAAATCTAATCCTCTAGTTGCTTCAGTTGCTCCGGGAGGTAATTCTCTCCCGTCACCTTCATACCCGTAAGGGTCAGGAACAGCTTGATCCATAGGTGTTTCTAGATGTGCAAACTCAGCTATACCTTCAGGTACAGGAGTAGGCTCAACAACGAGAGGAAACTTTTTGTTAGAAAATAAAATATCAATTATCTGACCATATGCAGCGAGAACTTTAGTCTTCGTTATTTTTATGAAAACTTTTGATCTTTCTGAATCACGGTATTGTGTAGTTGAATCATACACACCACGAAAGTTTTTAAAGGCTTGCAACCATCTAGTTTCAAATCCTTGTCTTCCGTTTTCAGAGTCTTGAAATTTAGCTCTAACGTGTCCACAGAGTCCGGGCATCTGTTCCATAGGATTATCTACGGGAACTTGCGTCTCATCTGCAGGTTCTAGGAAATTATCAGACATATGTAGTCCTTATTTAGAAGTAGTTTTTGTCGTCAGCCATCTTGAAAAGAGATGCTTCTACTGTTGGCTTAGACTGTTTCTTTGGCATATCAGATTGTAAATCGTAGTTGCCCATCTTTGTGTCAAAGTCTTTACCTTCACGAGTTAATTGATTTGATCCCATTGGGTCATTAACTGAAGTTTTATCGGCGTTCATTATATACGAAGCACCGTAGTTGTAATTGTTATCTGGCATTTTATGTTGCTCCTAAAAAGCTATTTTGATTTAATTGTCGTTCTGTTTCGCTTCCTAGTTCAGAACGATTTGGTGGGGTTACAAACCCTGCTTCAACATCTGGCTCTCTACCAAACGTACTCATTTTGCTGTCTACATTTGCATCTTTTGGCATTGTATTAGCACCCTGATTTGTCTGCTGATTGTCAGCACTATTATTTAAACCCATTAGGTTTTGAATGTTACCTAAGAAAGTATCCTGTGATTGGTTGGAAACTTGATTTGATAAAGCTATATCTTGGTCAGTGGTATCTGATAAAGTTCCACTACCTGCTTCAGTTGTTGTTAAGTCTATTGCAGCTTGAGCAGTTCCGAGAGGACTAAACTCACCAGCTACATCTACAGCACTTTTTCCAGCAGACTCAAGAGGACTAAACCCCTCTCCTCTGTACTTTCCAAATTGATCGTACCCATACTTTACTCCTGCACCTATCATAACAGGGGGTACTAATTTTACGATTGGCTTTGCAACATTGTCCATTAAAAAGTTTACTGCAGCACCACCTTTTTTAACTAACTCATTCTTTTTTTCAAGAATATTTTTTTCTTTTACAATTTTTTTAGCTTCAGCTTGTTTGAGTTTACCTTCTTCTGCTGCCACAGCAGTATCGCCTGCTTCAATGTTTGCTTTGTTTATTTCCACTTGTAAATTTGCTGCAGACTTTTCTTGATATAGTTTTGCATTGCCTTCATCTATTGGACTTAACGTATTTGAAATAACTTTGTTACCGTCATCAAAACTTAAGCCAGCATATTTTTCTTGGAAGTCTGATACTCTATCTAAAGGAAACTCTTCTACAACATCATTTAAAATCTTATATCTTTTGGTAATATTAGAAGGTTCAACTCCTATGTCCTTTAGATATTGGGCATGACTTGTAGTTCCACTAAAAGCTACGAAAGGGGTAGACGATTTTGCAAATAACTCTTCTAATTTTTTTCCTGCTGCTCCTGTTGCAACGTATTCTCCTATTGTTGATTTGTTTGCACGTAAAGTTGCCGCAAGTCGGAGAGGGTCTTTTTCACTGTAGTTTAAGCTTGTCAAATGTGTTTCATTTAATTTACGAGTATCTTCAAGAGTAAATGTACCTTTGCTT